CAACACCTACTTCTCTAGCGTACTCTGCATCCATGATACCCCAGTACTCAATAACTTCAAAGTTATTATGATATGCTTCATCCATTCTAGCATCATCTTTTAGAGAAGATTCAAAATCTTTTTCTACGTAGTTTGGACCTAATTGAATACAAGTTCTAATTGCATCCTCATCAAAGTAAGGCATGTTACGTAGTTGCCTTAGTTGACTTCTGTTCATTTTGTGTCTATGGATTACATATTCACATTCATCCATATTTGTTGCTGATGGGTCAGGATAAAAATCCCAGCAACTTACAAATTCTATTCTAGGTACTCTAACTTCTAATGGGTTATAAGTTCTGTTACCTTCTTCATCTGTATCCCACTTGTGAAGTTTTTTGTTAAAATTAAAAGGTCCTTTAACAATACCAGTACCTAATAAAGCTGATTCAAGTAAAGCATTACGTATTTCTGAAGAACCATTAGACTCATCTATTTGGTCATGGATTAGTTTCTCCATTCTTCTTGCAGCTCTTTCAGCAGGTTTTAATTCTATTGCTTGTGGGTCAGGACTTGTACCATCTACAAGTATACCAGCGTTTTCCGCTTGGTCTTCAATAGAATCTTCAAAAATACCGTTATAAAAAGTAGCACCAGGCTTTAAAATTCTACCATCGCCTTTATAACCAAAATCATAAGGATTTACATTAGTACCTTCTCTGTTACCAATATTATCTGGTATTTCACTTTCTGTAGTTTCTATTCCCGGTACAGGATTAGAAATATCAAGGTGTGCATAATCTGTTTCGCCTTCAGGTATTTTAGTTTCACTAATTCCTATTGGAAATTTACCTGTACCAAAAATAACATCAACAAGTTGACCAAAAGCAGCGAGTACTTTTGTTTTGGTTATCTTTACAAAGATTCTAGATTTTTCAGAGTCTCTAAACTTTATTGATTTGTTATACAGACCTCTATAGTTTTCGTAAGCTTGTAACCATCTTCTTTCATCTGTCTCTCTAGCATCTTCTGCTTGAGCATAACGACCTTTGATAATACCAATAAGATTTCTACGCTGGTCATCAGGCAATGTTAAATTTTTACCAGACTCACCTTCTACTTCTTCGTAGATGTTATCAGCATTTAAAAATGTATTATCTTCTGCCATATTAATAACCAAATGTAGAATCTATTGGTTTGTACATCTCACGTTTTAAACCTCTAATCCTTTCTAATGGGCTTTCCATTCTTGGTCGGCTCATTATCATATAACGCAATGCATCATATGCGTGGTCAGAAGCATGTGTATCTACATCTTCTGGATTAGTTTTAGATAAAGGTATAGACTGTAACTCTCTTATTAAGTTCGGACATGTATTAAATATCTGTAACTTAGGTCTACCATTCTCTCTAATCTTTAAATACTCGTGTATTTGTATTTTACCTTGTATTCTATTCTTATCAGCTCGTCTTAATTTATGACCAGCTCTTACTAAACTTTCTCCTACAGTTGGACCAGTTGTACCTGTATTAGCCCAAGCTGCAGTATCTAAAACCCCATTCACTGAAAAAGGGTCTTCTGTTTCCATATCTGTTATTATACTAGCTAATTCGACACCTGTCAAGCCTTTTTTGTATAATTCTCTATAAATTATTAAAGTATTGTCATTCATGTCCATTATTCCCCATAAACAACAACTTTCTGAAGCATAACCATAGTCAATTCCTTTTACTCTTTCCCAGTGTACAGGAAGTGCAAAAGGAGTAATAACATGAACTGTGGGGTCAAATTCTACAAACGCAGCTCCTTCAGCTACGTCCCAATTACCTTCTAAAAGCTGTTGTCTTTGAGTAGGTGGTAAAGACTTAAGCATTTGTTCGTAAACACCATCTTCAGACAAATATGGATTGTCGGCTAGTTTTGCAGGAATAAATTTTCTGGTAAGTCCGTCATGACCTATAAAACTTTTATTAAATTCTTGTGGTTCTATATATCTTTTTTTAACCCAGTGTGACCCAACACCACCGGGGTTAGCTGTACAACGTAAGTAAGTTTTTATTTCTGGGTCAGTTGTTCTAAGACGTGAAGCAAGATAGTTCCAACTAAACTCTGTTGGTAAGTGAGTTATCTCATCAAAACCTATCCAACTATACGCTTGTCCTTGATATCTATATACGTCTGCATCTCTTTCAAGGAATCCAAACTCAACCTTTGCACCGCTTGGAAAGTTCCAAAGCTTTTCAACCTCACGAAACTTAGCACCGGGAAAAGCTTGAGGGTAGAGTTCACGAGATTTATCAATCATCTCTCTAAGCTCTGGCATAGACCTTCTAAGTATTAAAGCTCTGTGGTCTTTACGATGTGCGTATCTTAACGGGTCAACTAACATAGCATAAGATTTACCGCCACCAGCAGCTCCACCATAAAGTACATCTTTTTCATCAGCAGCAAGGAAGTCTGTTTGTGGACCTTCATTTGGATGAAAAATTACTTTAGAATCTTTAAGTATTTCTTGTACGCTTGGTGCTACTTGTTCTAATTCTTCAATAGTAACTATATTATCTGTAGTTTTTTCTGTAGCCTTTTTAATTACTTTTTCTTCTGTCTTAAGCTTTGATTCTTTGTAGGCTAGTTTCTTTTTAGCTTTTAATAGTTCTTTTTTTTCTCTAGCTAACTTTTGTTTTCGTTTGGTCTCTTTAGAGTATTGATATTTATTGTTGGGAGGTATATAAGTATTTTTTATTATTTTAGATAAACCTACATGAGTTAGTTTTCTACCTGTTTCTTCTGTTATAAGCTCTGCAGCTTTTCGTAAAGAATACTCTTCATTTACAACAGAGTCTATATATTTTTTTAGGATGTTTAGTTCTGATTCTATAGGTTCGAGATAACCTTGAATATGACTAAGTTTGTAACCAAAAGGAATAGTTACACTTTTTTTCTTAATATAACCTTCTGGTATGTTGTCGGACATTATTTTACTTTTCTGTAAGCTCTTGTTTTTTTTGCGATAGACTTTGGTTGCTTAACAAATTGTCTACCTTTTTTTGTTCCCTCTCTTTTTGCTTTAGTTGTTCTGGCATATTCTTCTGCTGAGAGTGCCTTAATAGCCTTCTCCGGGAGATACCTTTCCCCAGTCTCTGACGATTTCTTACCACTTTTGGTACGCCACTTTTGTTTGGTCCAAGCCCTTAAACTTCTTTGGGACTTCTTTAAATTTGACATTATTTATAACCACCACCTTTAGCTTTGTATTCTTTTGCAAGAAGCTGGGCTTTTCGAGCAGACCATTGTCCGGCTTTACCACCTTTAGTACCAGCTTTAATCTTCTCAAAAAGCCTCTTACGCATAGTCGGTTTTGTATAGTTACCGGCTTTATTTACAGTTGACTTAGTCTTCTTTTTTATTGGCATCTTTGTCCTCCTTTTTAAAGATTCTATCCCAGTTCTCACTAAACTCATCACGAGTAATATTACCGGGTTTGCCTTGATTACGTCTCATAGACAATCTACTGTTTTGTTTGTGTAAGGCTTTGAATTTAAAGTTTCCTGCGTGTGGCATATTATTTTATAAATTTTTTAATTACTTTTTGTAGTCTTGAACATTTCATAAACTTATGAAACTTTTTAAAGTATTTGACTACCATTTTACTTTATGACTCCAATATCTTGGTGATAATTTATCTGGCTTAGCATCTTGTGCATTATGTCTAGCATAATAAGATTTCTTTCTAGCTTTATCTTTTGCAGTTGTAGGATTTTTACCTGCACCTGTTACTCCTTGTTGTCCAAACCTAATAGTTTTTATTTTGTCACCAACTTTAGCAACAACAACATGAGATTTAGTTTTATGTCCCGGAGTTCTTTTAGGTTTGTTATAACCTGATACTCCTGCTCTTTCTAGTCTTGAATCTTTCTTTTTAGCCATTTTAATGTACCGCCTAGTCCTAGTGGACTAATCTTTCTTTTAATTGTGTTTCGTGTTGTAGTTCTTGGATTTCTCCTAAAACTAACAACCCATATTGGATGGCTATTCTATTTGCTTCGCCAACTGTTTCTGCTTTGATGTAAGGTCCTATAGAGGCTCTATCATCTATATCAACATACTCAGTTATCCAAAGTTTCATAGTCTCCATCCTCTGCTGTAATATTAATTGTTTGTTTTTCAGGTAATATAAATATACCACCTTGAACATTATGATTAATATCCAGTCTTTCTTTCTTACCTAAACCAACTCTATCAAGTATTGTTTGAGCTGCTTGAAGCTTTACATTAGCTTGTGGAAGGGCTTTATCGCTTTCTAAGACTTCAACAAGTTTAAATGCAGCTAAAGGGGCTTCCCTTGCAAGTACATCTGAGGCTAAATCCACTATCTCTTGTTTAAGTGATTGAATTACTTGGTAGTGATTTCCTGCGTATCCTGCAAGTTCGGCTGAAAGTTTTAAATTTCCTTTAGTCTCAATAATATTATTAAGGAAATCTTGTTGTTTTTCTGTCAGCTTTCTTTTCTGTGTTGTTGGTAAAGACATAGTGATATTATATAGTTATATGAAAGCTTTGTCAAGCTTTTAAAAATATTTTATGAAAGACTTGACAAAAGTGATTTTGAACTATATAATAACATTAAGTGTGCCGAGGTTGAATACATATCCTACTGGTCATTCTAGACCTATTGAACCCGACCTAACCTACCAAGACCCGACCAAACTATTAGCTCTCTATAAAGAGACAAGAAAGCTTTTTGAAGTTTCCAACTGAAAATTACCAAAAATGTACGAGAATGTGCATATATATAGGGGAGGGGGTGGGTGGCTCTGGCGTACCCCATAAATCTTCACAAACTCTAAAGAGTTTCCCAAGATTAACACCCAAACTCTAAAGAGTTTCCCAAGATTTGACAGATAGGCTTTGTCAAACTCTAAAGAGTTTCTGAAGTTTCCAAGATTTTCAGAGAAAATAAGTCTTTAAATTATAACTCTACAAACTCTAAAGAGTTTACCAAGCTATAACGAATTCTAAAGCCATTACAAAGCTTTTCAACCTATGGTTGATGATAACCATCACCTCATGTAAACAAGAGCCTACGAAAGCTCTAAAGAGCTTGTGTGAACTTGTAGGGTGTTATGTATTTCCGTAGGAAACAATTGACGGTCTATTAGGAGGGTTAAGTCTTACAGACTTAAAAGAATATTTAGGTCAAAAAAAACCCCTCGAATGAGGGGCTTTTGAGCTAGGTAGCTTCGGAAAGTTTAGCCAAGTTCTACAAGTTTCTTGTAGCTTCTCATGGCTTTCAAATCAGCACTAGGCAAAGCCTTCATGCTACAGATTTTAACAGCTTGACCAGAGGTCAAAGGCTTAGTTTTGTCATTGAGCCTTGACACAAAGTGTCCATGAATTGTTCCCCACTTGATGTCCTTCGGACAATTCGTAGCTTTACTGAATTGCGAAGCAATTTTTCTTACTTGCCCATAAGATGCTTTAGCATCAGGGTTCTTAGGTTCAAACGTAGTTTGTTGTGTTGTGTTTGTCATAATTTTCGTCCTTGCCCTTTAGGGCAGTTATATCAACCCGTCATTGGATTGCCATTACATAGTAATTCGATTCGTCAAACATTGTCAACACATTTTTCACACGTGATTTCTCCTACGCATAATGCCTGTGGAAACAGGCGAAAAATTAGCAACCCCTCAAAATCACCCCAAAAAATCATCACGAAACCTATCTAACCTCGCAAAGTCGTTTAAGACTTTGATTTGTTGTTGTCGGCTAATCTTCACATACGCGTAAGTATTTACGCACACACGATTACACGTTTCAGAGCTTTTGGTCGGCAGACAGGAGAATGAAACTTTACGCATAAACACACATAAAGTTTTATTTACACCTAACCTGTAATATTTATTTTTACGTCTGCCTTCCTACTTGACAAGCTCAACAGCAGTCTCTAAGCTAGTTGGGGCAATCAGCAATGTCGCTGACTGCTTCAACGAACTACGAAGTTCAAGGAACTATACACATGGAAAACTTAATGGAAATCTGCTCTGAAACACGTATGGAAAGACTGCTCAACCCAAAAATGTCTGACCATTATTACACACACTTTCATGGAAAATATGGCTATCGACTTTACGAAGTAAAAGTGGGTAGAAAATGGGTAAATATGAGAAGCAATGCTCACAAAGTGAGAATGCCTTTGACAAAATTTAAAGTTCATGCGTTTCTTCAATGGCGTAGAGACTCTATGACTGATGCTTCCTGCAAAGTTTATAATATTACAGGTAAATATTCAAGACCAAAAGCATGGTGGAAAGATTATGGTTTCACTAGCAATCCTAAAGATTTCGATTATGAGCCAAGCAGACTAGCATGGTAAATATTTATTTATACATCACATGTAAAGTATTTTATGTTTATGCTTTACATGTGTACTTTCACTTGACAAGCCCTACAGCTTTTGCTAATGTGGTAGGGCAATCAACCAACGAGGTACGAATATGGAAAGAACAAAACAATTAAACTTTAATACAGACGAAATAGAAACAGAGCAATTGCTTGATATATTTCAAGATGATGAACATGTTGAAACAGAATATGTAAATGTTTTAGACTTTTGTTTAGATTTAGAAGCGAATGAGCTTATTGATGACGAACAATTTAATTTTATGGAGATATAATTATGAAAAAACCTTGTGAAAATCCAAATGGATTACAAAATATGGCAACAATTGTCGACTCTCAAACAAGAAAACCTGTAAAGTTTAATAGCTTAGACAAGGCAAAAGAACACCTTAAATCAAAAGGTTATAGGTTTAGACAAGCTTTTAACTTCAAAGAGGATAGGTCTATGATTTATCAGGGTAGATTTGGTTGGGTAAAAATATACTCATCTAAAGATTACTTAAATAAAACTACTATGGAACAGGGAACTGTTTGGAACATAGTCAAAATATAGGAGAAAAATATGGAAACTGATTATGAAGATATGGTTGATAAAAAAACATCATGGGTAAACGAATACAGAATACTTTGGGTAAATTCAGACTATGAAATTCAAGAAACATTTGTAGAAGCTGAAAGTAAAAAGAAAGCAATTATAGAATTTTTTGAAGAAGTTGAGGCTATCGATGTTGAAAACTTTAAAATTAAAAGAATGTAAACTATTTACATACACACTTTCACTTGACAAGCCCTGCTGTTTCTAGTAAGCTGTAGGGCAATTAACAACTAATAGCCTATTAAGGCAAGGAGATATAAATGGATATAAACATACATAATGTAGTAAAAATAGAAGTAAAGCCTAGAACTGACTTGACAGGCTTTTCAACAAGAGATATCGTAATACATTCAAAAGAATATAACTATGATGTAAGAGATTATGTTGAACGTAGCTTTACTGTAAATTGTTTTATCAAGGACAAAGATGTTGCTAAATTAGTTTATAGCAAAAAATAATTTTATTAATGCTGGGGCAATCATTCAAAACTGCCCCTTAATATTAACTAATAATTTATGGAGATAATTATGACACAGATGAGAAAATTTGAACAAGAAGCAGTAGCTACTGAAATATATGAGAAGATACAAGGAACACATGGTAGTATTCAAGAAGAACTAGAAAATACTAAAGACTATAAAGCTTTACAGTCTATAGTAGATGAATTATCAACTTTAGAAAAACAAAGTAATGAAATACATAAAACTATAAGAAAAACTAAAGATTCTTTAGGAGAAGGTATTAACAAATTCAATGAGAAAAGAAATAAAAATAACTTTACTCTTTGTTATACAGGTTATGATTCAGTTCATCTTTATTGGAATACTAATGAATGGAATGTAAAACGAGACATTGAAAGAAAGTTAGCAATAGCACTTATATCACCTGATTGGAAAAATAAACTATCAACTATCATTGATGAAGTTGCTAGTCAATTTGGTGCTTAAAGATACCTACTTTTGCAGACATGGGTTTTGAGGCAAAAAAACTCATTCAAAGTGGCTAGGAGTGAGCCTTTGTAAAAGCTTTTCTGGAACGATTAGGTCGCCTTGAAGAAGTTAAGGATAAAACACGAATGAGAACTAAACC